AGAACTTCTTCATGAACGTTCAGATATTTATTGAACTTGTCGACAGCTTCGTCAATCTTTTCAGAGAGTTTTGTGTAGCCAACTTTCTGAACAAACTTGTTTTGTTCTTCTCGACTTTTGTTCGGCACGACCTTCTTCACAATCTCATCAAGTCGAAAATAGATTGAGTCTGTATCCATGTAGGCCGCATAATCAAGATTATCTGTCTTGAATGTTTCATTCAGATACTTGTTCAAATAGTTTTCAACAAAGCGATTGACTGCCTGACCTGAATAGGTCACTGCCTCTGCCAAACGAATGTCATAGAAACGGAAGTATTTCAGACCGCAGATACCATAGAAGGAGTTTGCGGCAACTTTCGCAACAAGCTGCATGTTATAGAGAGCAACAGCCTTCTTTTCGAGTTCAGGAATACGAGCCTTTTCACCTGCTTCTTTCAATCTTTCAATCTCTTGTCTTGTTGAAATCATTGCCTTTTTCGAATCAACTCGCAAGTCAAGCATTCTTTTGACAAGAGTCGGAATGAAGCCTGTACGGTCTCTTGAGAAACGAACACCATTTGCGGCAACAGCAACATCTTTACGATAGTCTTCTGACAAATCTTTCTGCTGATTCAGAATATCCTCAATGGTCATTGGCTTCTGATATTCAATTGTCTCAGGTGAGATATTGAATGTGCGAATGATATAAGGATACAGAGAAGTGAAGTCAAAGGATACCATAAACTCATGCTTACCTGTGATGGGTGGCTTGACATAAGCACCTTCAAACTTAGCAGTTTTTTCACTGACAGTTTTCTCGTAAGGTACAACAATCTTCTCACTATACAGATAGTTCTGAATGATGTTTTCCCAGTATCTCATCGGACTGAAGATATCTTCATAGTTGACCTTTGAGAAATAGGCAAGAGTCAATGCGATATCCATAAACTTTAGTCGGTCATCAAGACGTTCAACAAGTTCAGTATCTTTGATGTTATAGTCCATGAATAGTTGAAAGTCTTTTTCGTACAAGTCAAACAGGTTATCGAACTCAGAGATATCTTCTTTGTGGTCACCTAATTCAACTTCAGCAATGAAATCAAGCTTGTAGCTTTCACGATTGACAAAGGTGAACTTTTTGTAGAGAGCAAGATAATCTAGCTGAGAGATACCTTTGATTACATAGAATAATTCACGTTGACCGAAACTGTTCTGTCTTGTACCAGCATAGACATTGTTAAAAGGTGAGAGTTTTCGTATACTATCTTCACCTAAGACCTTTTCAATTCGTCCGCAGATATAAGGCAAGTCAAAGGTTGTTGAGTTCCAGCCAGAGATTACATCAATCTCAAGCTCAGTCCATAATTGAATGAACTTTAGAAGAAGAGTTTCTTCGTTATCATATAGCTGAACAATGATATCATCACGATCATTTACATAGTCACCGCAGCCTTCATAGGTGAGACCAAAGGCATAAGTGACACCTCTTGTTCGAAGTGAAATCGCATTGATGGGAAACTTTGATTCTGATGGATCAGGAAAGGTACCATCAGTAAAAACCTCAATGTCAAGATAGACAATGTTGATGAGTTCTTGATCGAATGAAACATCTTCTTTGAAGAACTTATCAATGAATTCAAATTCAGGTTTAGGATTGCCACAGATTGTGTTGCCATCAACAGAATAATCTTTGACATATTGTCGAGCATCGTAAACACTTTTGACTACTTTACTTTTGTAAGGTTTACCTTTGAGATCGACATAATCGCCATTCGGATGTGAGATGAAAAGCTCAGGACTGAAACGAAATTTACCTTGTTTTCTCACACCGTTTTCAATATATCTCATGTGCATATTATTGCCTATGAGAGCAACGTTTGTGTAAAACATTATAATCCTTGATTATTTGAAATAAAGTTCACGAAACCATTTAGTGAGGATATATTTTTCACCGCTGACCACAGGGCAGCCACGGTGTGAAGCATAGTTGTTAATGATCGTATCACCTTTTGAGTCAATTGTCAAGTTGTTCCAGAAAATTCCTTTTCCTGTTTTTGGAGTGACTGTCAGAGGAATCTCAGGGAATTCTGTCTCGCCTCCAGATTCGACATCATTCAGATAAATCATGAAGGTCCAAGTCCTTTGACCACCTCTTCTTAGATGAACAGCATTTTGCTCATTCACCGGGAATGGATCAAAATGTGCCTTGAATTCTTGACCAGGTAGATAGTGTTGTCCCTGAACAGGTTCACCATGTTTTGAATCAAGTCCAACTGTGAGTGAAATCTTTGAATCAAGAATTGAGATGAGAATGTTTTCATCATTTTGAAACTGACAAGTTGAACTTGTGCGAAAATTCATATCAACTTTTTCTGGTTGTATGGCGTAGTTTTTATCATTGTTGACAACTTTTGAAGGTATCAATCTTGGTTTCATAATCTCAATGAGATTGTCACACTCATATTTGGTGAGAAAGTTTTCAATTTGATAAAATTCAATGTTCTCGGTTTGAATCCTCTCCGCTACGATCTTTATATCTGAGTATACCATAAATCTATTCATCTAATTTAATACGTAAATCTCTCAAAGCCGTTCGTAAACCTTCTTCAACTACAGGATGATAGAAAGGCATCTCGAGAGCTTGATCAACAGTTGTTTCAGATTCAATTGCCCAAGCAATCAGATGACCAAGATGTTCTGCGGCTGGTCCACACATCTCACAACCAACAATCTTTCGATCTGAAACGTCAGCATAGATATGTAAAGCTCCATAATTCTTTAGCTGAATACGAGAACGACCTTGATTCTCAAAATTCACTCTACCAATACGATGCTGGTCTGTCAATTCTGAATGTGTCAAACCAACCATACAAATTTCAGGATCGGTGAAAACAATACCTAAAGGAGTGTGAATTTTTCTTTGCTCAACGAGAAGTGGAGCAGCATCGATATAACCATCTCGCAATGAATTAATTACATTTCTACCAGCAAATTGACCTTCCCAAATTGCTTCATGTAGAATCATTCGATCTCCTGTGATATCACCAGCGATGAAAAAGAATGATGGTGTGCCATCTTCATTCATACATTGTAAAGTATTTGTATTGTAAACTGGTCTTTTCTTTTCAAACTTTAGAGGCGTTGCTTCAAGACAAAGTTTTTCAAGATTTGGCACTCGCCCTGTAGCAGAAAGAACATATTCGAATTGTTCTCGGTAAATAACATTGTCTTGTTCAAAACGAACTTCAACTACTTTTTCATATTCATCACCTTCTTTTTGAACAAGTTCAGCAGTTAAGATATTGGCATCATTGAAAATTCGACATTCTCTTCGAAACAATTCGTTTGCTAAGTCTAACAGTTCTGGGTCTGTAATGGGTCCAATCAGATTTGAAATTCCTAAAATGGTCACACGAACACCTAATCTGGTCAAAGCTTGACCAAGTTCTAAACCAATCGCTCCTGTTCCAACAACACAAACACTCTTAGGTAAAACATGAAAGTTAAAGAAATCTTCTGTATCTAATACACGGTCTGGTATGTCAGCAAATTGAGGAAGAACAAAAGGTTTTGTTCCTGTCGCAAGAACAAATCTTTTTGCTTGAATTTTTTCACCTAATTCATTTTCTAATGTGTTTTCATTAATGAAATGATAATTTCCTAAGACACGATCCTCTTCGGGGAAATCATAAACATCATCAAGAACAAAATTAACAAATCTTTCTCGTTCTTTTCGAACTCTTTTCATCACATCACTACGATTGATTTCAAGAGTATTCAAATCTACATGAACACCAAACTGAGATGCTTTACGAATATTATGTGCTGAATTAGCCGCAGCAATTAAAAGTTTACTTGGCATACATCCAGTTCTTGCACAGGTTGTTCCATACAAATGATTCTCAATTAAAACGCATGATTTATCTGCTTTTTTAACTGCTCGGTAGGCTGACATTCCTGCTGAACCGGCACCAATTACTGCTACGTCTACTTGTTTCATATTACCCTAAAAGTGTTTCGGAAGTTTTGATATCTATACATCCATTTATTACTGTTTGTGTTGAATTGAATTGGTCTGACATGCTTTCATGAATCTTGTCATAATCCATCTTCATATCTTCCATATTATTGTAAACAAAACTAAATTCTTCTGTTGTTGTTACAAACTTTAAATAACAATTATCTTTTTCTGCATATGGTTCAATTGAAATTAAATAATCAAGATTAAGTATCTTTTCAAATACTTTATCTTTATCAAAGATTGCAGTGATACGATGTAATGCCATAGTTCCTCAAAATAAGTCTAAAAGTTTTGTTCGTTTGATTTCAACTAAAGGTTCACCAAATGTCCAAATAGGTTCAGTGTAAATTGTATCTTTCTTGAACATATGCTTGTCATCTTTTACATTCATATTTTTTGAAAGTTGAAATCCTGCGATGCCAACAAAAGAATCTTTGTATCGTTCTACCATTGGATCACAAATGTTCACACGATTTTTATCAATACCTACGTCAGTGATATTGATCATTGTTGTCTTTGATTTAGGTATGAGTTCATCCATAATCTTATAAAGAAAATCTGTGAGCCAGGCGTCTTCTGTGACATATCGGCTCCATGATTGATTCTTTTGCGCCTGAGAATTCTTACCATAGAGTTCTTTATTGAAATAAGGCGGTGATGAAAATGTCAAATCAATATCAGGTATTTCATCATAATTCACATCTTCAGCAGGAAGATTGTAGATTCGAACATGTTTCTTACCACGAATTTCAAAATAATCTTCTCCTTCAAGAAACGTAGGGTTTTCACAACCTAACCATTTCTCATAGGCGTGGCACATTTCTTTATAAATCTCAAACATATTTAGATTTGGATCAGTGCCATAATATGTGCTTTTCTCTGAAAGATAAAAGCCTGTCAATCGATCACCCCATCCGCAAGAGATGTCAAAAATCACATCTCCCTTTGCGGTGTTGTAGATGTTCTTTGCCGTGTTCACATTGAACTGAGCCGCAATTTGACCGGCATGAGCAAAGAAACTTTTAAAGGTTGCCTCACTCAATTTTTTCACACCGATTCTTCTCATCGTGTCCATCAAACGAGAAACACCATGCTCTTCTGTCCATAAAAAAGTTGGTGATTCTTTATTGATCACTTCACATAACAATCTCTCACCTTCAGCAAAATAGTTTGAAATAGGATTTGCTCGAGTATACTGAGGAAAATAACCTAATGTATACTCATCGCAATAGTCATGTTTATATTTCAAACTTTCAGTCAAACGATGTGTAAGTTCTCGGTCAACATCATTCGAATGAACAAAAGGCGCAAATGTTTTATACTTATACTTGTGAAAAGCCTTTTGAGCATCCTCTTCTGTTCCTCTTGAACTTGGTAGAGGAAGTTGCTTTGTTAGAATATAGTTCATCAACGTCGAATAGACTTCAACTTCATTCTTTCCCTGAGTGAAGTCGAGCCAATTCGGTATATGTGGATAGCCTTTTCGATCTGCTGTATCTTCAATATGTTGAAGAATTGCTTTGTTTGGGCTTCTCCAGTTTTCTTCAACTAGCTTTCTGAAGGTTTTCTTCTTCAAAGGTTTCAGAGGTTTGATTTGTAGATGCATACTGTCTCTCAATTGCCTTTCGTTGCTGAAAGAAATGACGAAAATTTGAGCCAAATTCATATCGCTCTTCTTGACTAATAAATGCTCTTGCCTGATGTTCAAAGGGTGATAAGTGCATTGGTTCTGAACCAATCAAACGGTCAGCAAGTTTTGTATCATTCTCATATGTAGTTGTTGAATTATCATGATTTGCATAAGAACTTCTCGCACATCTTGCAGCTGAACAAATGATTGCTTCATCAAGTGTAAGGTTTTTACCATCATTATCTTTATAAATCATATTACCATTCACTTGACGAATGACATAAGGCACATGCCATTGATTCTCTTCCAGAATTACACTGTTATTTTTATGCTGTTCTGCTTCATAAATCATTTCTTCAACAACTGCACGAATATCTTCTTGAGCATCATCATGAATACGAAGCTCTGCAATTTGTTGAAGTGCGTCAAATTCAACTGTCAGTGTTTCTTCAACCCATACATAAGGTTCTAAAATACGATTCGCAACTTCTTTGTGAACATTCACATACTCCATGAGTGAATGCGCCATACAAGCAAACTTAGCTGAAAGCTTCCAGATTTTAGTACCATAGGCAACACTGGCTGCTGTTTGTTTACCGGCTTGCATGCCTTTTTGATTTGTTCCGAATTTGACTGGAATGTAAGGATCATTTTCAACTTCTTTGCGATACTTCTTGGTGGGAATTGCTCTTGAACTTTTGACTGAATGGGATGCTGCTCGATGCCGCAAAAGTTCACTATGAATAAGTCTACCATATCGGAGATTGTATGTCAATAATCTTTCTCCTGTAGGAAGACTACTATCTTGAACTATATTAGCCTTGATCATATGAAACCGTAAATGAGTTAGCAATAAAAAAAGCGTCTACAATATCGGTCAACGGAGATTGTAAACGCTTTTCCGTGATAAGATTTTTTACCCATTGTGATTCGAGTAAACTACTATTTATTTCTAAAAATTTTTCAAGCATTTGATATTTGTTCGCATTACCTTTTCCTGTAGCATTCTTTTTAATTACCGAAGGTGCTATTATAATTGGGTTAATTTTTTCTTGCGAAAGAAAATACTTGAAAATTCCTGTTGCTTCACCAATGTCAAAAAGTCTACCCTTTGCTCCCATTGAATAGCCTTCCATCATTATAGCATAATGGCGTGAAGAGTCAAGTCTTTTTTTAATTTCAGTCCTAAGAACCTGAGCATTTTCAGAAAAACGAATTGAGTTGTCTTTCGAAAATGAGGAATCTGCGAATGAAATATTTGATGGATAATCGTTTTGCTTGTTGTGAGACTTTAGAAAAAAGAAGTCACAATTTTCAAAGAGATGTTCTTTGTTTGTATTCCAAAAACAAACGCAAGGACTTGTAATGGAAAAATCAACGCCAATGTGTAACATGTTGCTCCTAAATACTGAAGATTATTGACCTTAATATTTAGGAGCAAATAAATCACTGTTTTGATTTATTATCCACAAAATTTTGCATCTCACGTGCTGCTTCAACAACAGCATCAACACCAGGATAATCTTTGCAGTATTTCTCTAGATTATCTGTTGTTGTTTTGAACAAGGCTACACCTGCTGCTTCATTTGTTTTCATCATCATTTCAGCAAGTTGAAAGTTTCGTTCAATGACAGATTGTTGCATTTGATACGCATTCTCAACAAACGATTGTGCTTGATTCAGAAGTTCTTGACGAATTTGATATGGATTTTTACCATCAGCCATAATTACCTTTTGTGATGTGTGTGTTATATTAATACATGACGCCTGAATTATTCTGGCGACTACTTCTACGATCCCAGTTTTCTAAACGATGTTCAAGGTCTACAAGGTCAGTTGCTTGATTTAAATATTTTTCTTTTAACTGTTGCTCCGTAGGAAAGGCAAGGCTCCAAAGATCGCAGCAATACTGGAAAAAACTTTTTTTTTGGCTTCAGCTTTTGATTCAAGCCAATTGTTAAAAGCCCATTCATGGTCATTACGATATTCATTTTTAAAATAAGATTGCATTTCTTGGTAGCGAGAAGACCGAAAGGCGGAATTTAGATCGAAATAAGACATATATCTCTCCTGTGATGTGTGTGTTAAAAGTGGGTGGCCTGTTGACCACCCCGTCCTTCATATTATGCGGCCAATTTCTTGACACTCGAAACAATATTTGACAATATACTTTGATCTGATCCGATTTCAATTGTCTGAGGTTTATCCTTTTCAGGAACTTCCTTCTCAAGACCAATAAACAACAATCCATCTTTCACATCAGCCGCCAATACTTTCATATTTTTACCTAACACAAAAGATTTTTTGAAAGAACGTGAAGCGATACCACGATAAGTTAGATACTCATCGTTTTTTTCATCTTCGGCTTTCTTTCCTTCCACGTGTAAATAATCTTTTTCTTTTGTGATTGTGATTTCATCTTTCGAGAAACCAGCAACGGCCATTTCAATCAGATACGAATTATCTTTTTGGCGAATATTGTGAGGGGGAAATGTTGAAGTCACATTGCTCGAGAAGCGAGATTCTCGAAACACTTCATCTAAGTGGTCAAAAACATTAATTGAATGACGTAGAAAACGGTCAAATTCATTGGTAGATATATTTGTAATAAACATATTGCCTCCTAAATAAGCAAGGTTTGTCAGACGCAATCCTCAATCGAGCGATTGCTGATGCAGTGCGAACCATTCACACTGCATTAATATATAGCATACTTCGAGTAAATTGTCAAGTATTTTTTTTCTTGTGCCGATCTTTATTTTTACGAGCCTCAGCAACGAGGCGGAAAAGCAAATCTAAGTCCCCTGAATCTAATTCGTCTGGGACTTCTTCCATTTTTTATCTTCTGAAAAAAATTCTTCAATTGCCTGTTGAATCATTTTTCTTTCTTGTTGTTTTTTAACTTCATCCTGAAGTTCTCGCATTGCCATAGTGAACTCAAGCTTGAGTGATTCTGGTACTTCTTTCATTCGAGATCAAAATCATATAGAGTTGCGGGTCCTTTCAACATATGTGGTTGTATGCCCTCAGGAATTTTTGCTTGTTCTTTTTCTAATTCTTCAATGTTGTCAATTATTTGCTCTAATCTTACATTTTCAATAAGGTCAGAAATATCTTGATATCCTTCAAAAACACGTGAATAATCAGTTTCGATTCTATAATTTGTAGGTTGATTGATCTCATCCTCAACTAATGCTAAAATATAAGTTGGTATTAGATTAATGAGTAATATTTCATTTGAAAGCAATTTACTTAAATCATACTCAATTCCATTTGTTGTAAATTGAAAGGTAGTTTTACCTGTAAGTCTTTGGTAGCGTTCCAAATCTTTTTGATAATCATCCTTTTGAAAATCAAATCTCACAAAACATTCTTCGAAAAAACGATTCTTTAGCTGAGAATTTCGTAAAGCTCTAGCTTCATCTTCGTTGATTGATTCAGGTACATTTTCCTCATCTTCCACTGGCTCTGCTGGTGAAGAAATTACAATTTCTTTATATTTTTCTTCATAGTATTCATAATATTGAATACATAATTTATATAAATCTAATCTTTCATAAAATTCAGGATAAGCATCATAATAGAATGTATCTTTAAAAACAATTTCATCGGATAAGTCATCGATTTCACCATTAGTTATGATATCCAAATGGTTTACCAATTCGTCATGACTCAGTTCTTTATCAGTGATTGGTGGTATGTGTCGAATAGTAATACTACGAAAAACACCATCTTCAATATTTTTCTCAATCAATCTTTGATCTACATCTAAATTAACAATTCGATGGTCTTTTATATTGTATACAATAACACTTTCGGTATCAATAATGTTTTGTGTAATATAATCATCTTTATATTTACTCATTAAATTAATATCATTTGAATTCAAACATAGTAATTCTTGAGCCTTCTCAGAATCCCAAACAACAATTCTTTTCAAAAATTGTCCAATTGAATTGAAATTAGTTTCTTTGAAATCATTTGTAGATTTTATAACATCTTCAGTGTATTTGAATTCTTCACATTCTTCAGTGAAAACTAAATGATTATCAAGATACTGAATGTAACTATTCAGCTTATTTGAATAGTCTGACCATTCTGTAGGAACTTTTTGATTATTTTCAATTAATTTAATAATTTCAACATCAAGTAATTGTTTTTCTGTGGTAAATTTATCTAAAAAGAAATTATTATCAGCATTGTCATATGAAGATAATTCTACTTGTTGTTCTCCTGTCACGTATAATAGTTGGTCTGTTTCAGCTATTGAACTAACTATGTCTTCACTTGAATAATTTATATTTCCTTTAACAATCTTCCAAGACCTTCCTGTCCAAATTGCTTTTGAGTTCTGTTTCAATTCTGGAATAGGAGCAATAAAAAGACCTTCTTCAAATTTATCTGTATGTGCTACGTATTCGTTATTTTCATTGATACGGCAGAAAGCTGTTTTAGCCATTTATTTTACTCCAAGATCAGGTTTTTCAGGCCATTTGAAATTTATAAGAAGTTCTGGTTTCACTACTTCCGCAATTAACTTTTCAACTGATTCTACATATGTTGGTTTTTTTAATACTCCACTTTCAATCTTTGATGGAATATCTCGCAATTCTTCACGATATTTTTTTATTGATTCAGGAACTTCTTTACTCTCTTGATAATACTTTAACACTATACTATCTGTTTCAAGTAAAAGATTGTTTCGCACTAATTTCAAATAATACATTGGATCTCTTTGTAAGATATTTTGAACTTGTTCTTCAAGCTGGTCTTTTTCTTCTGAAATTTCTTTTTCATAATACCATTCTTCTTTTTCAAAATTCCAAATCGAAAAATAACCTTCCTTTTCATCTGGTAAAGGTATATCATAACCATTTGGAATCATACTAAAGGTATTCGCACGATTATCGAAAAAAGTTTTTTTCAATCCTACAAAATGATTATTTTCATTTAACACAACAACATTTTTTGATTTAGACATAGCTCCTCTAATATTTTATACAAAGTCTAAGTGCGATATTGTTTGGACGACTTTCATAGTCTCCTCTAGCAAATATACCATTATTACCTTCATGAATTGAGTGTCGATGGTTTCCTGATGTAGTTGTTGGATCACCATCATTACCAGTATTTAAAATTTCAGTACCATCATTTGTTCCTGCAGGAGAACGCTTGATATGATATGGAAAGGTCCAATTCAGTCCCCATCTCTGAAACCAGCTTGCGGTTCCACTTTGTGAAGTGTAGTTTCTGTCTCGATCATATCCCATCCACCACCAACTAGCATAATTTGCATTCCAACTACCACCCCAATTACGAAAATGATTATTGTCACTGCCATGCCGAGCGTTATAGGTTTCAAAGCTATGTAAAAACGTTCCCCACCAATTTTCTTTTGCTCTCCAGTAAGTCTTTACTTCATTATGAAAGTGATAACGATATGAATGATAACGTCCGACACGTGCTCGAGCAATATTTTTTAATTCATTATTATTATTATGTTGATTATGAGGATATTCATCTGAATAAAATGTTGACATACCGAAAGCATTTACTGGAGGAAAATGATTTGTATCAACATTTTTATAAGGATTGGGATAATCAGACCAAGCCCGATGAGCAGTCCACGTACAAGTAGATTCGTTTCCGTAATAATCTTTAAATGGTAGAAAAGCAGCATTAGCAATAAATTGTTTACTCGTTGTTCTATCACCCTGTGGACTGCCTGCTGTACCGGGTTTTAAAGAAGCCCACCAAGCTTTGGCAAACCAATTTCCATTTCCAGCATCCCACCATCTTCGCATTCGGTAATAACCTTGCCAAAAATAAGTGCTATGTCTACCAAGTTGTTCAGCACTATTATATCCAGTAGACCACCACCAATCATCCCCAAATCCTGACCTTGAGTTTGTATCCTCAAAATACTTTTCGTTCCAATGCCACCACCAGTGCGTGTTACCAGCAGAATCTCGGGGAGCTTGTGCATTTCCTTGGTAGCATGATGTCCATCCATCAGGTCTTTCTCCATCATGATAATGTGCAGTATAATCTACAGCAGCCGGATCATTCCATTCAACATCACCATAATATCTTTTTCGAAGATGTTTCTTAAAACCACCTACCACGAAATTTTTAAATCGATCTAAATTATGCCCTCCTGTTCTTGAATCAAAGTAGGGCATTCCGTAACGTGTTGTAGAATTTGAATGAAGAAATGGATGAAAATTATATGTTTGTCTATAGTTACTAGATGACCAGTGTTGACCAATATAATCTCGCCAAGTAGTATAACTATTTGCTTGTCCTGTTATAGAATAATGAGAACCGGCTGTATGATGAGCAGCATTTTGAGTGTTTCTCCAGAAACGCATAAAATTCGTTGTTCCCCAATCTTCACGAATACCATGACCATCTAGACCTCCGCGGAAATGCCGCTGAAGAATTTTTGAATAATGTGTATGTTTTAGAACAGGAATATGACCAAATGTAGGAGTAGTATCAGTTACTCTTGAAGCGTTGATATGTGTTCTTTCACTTGGATGCCAAATTCGAGAGCCAGGATCAATTCCTGTTGAAGATGGATTAATACACCGTATAAAGTAACCTTGCCATTTTGGTAAGAAAAAGTTCCATCCGTTGTTTGAAGGTGTTGTTTTTACAATTCCCCAAGAGTAAAGTATATTGAATAAAGGTGTATATTCTGTATCTTGTGTAATTTCATAAGCAAAATTGGTTTCTGCTCTTGAACTGATTTGAACACCATTTATATCATAAAATTTACTTTTTAAATATAAAAGTCCTTGACCCTTGAGTTCTAACCATCCGTTAGGAACACCATTATAAGCAAAATAGCCCAATGATCCAATTGGTGGAAATGTTTGACCAATTGGATTTTTTCCTCCATCAAGAAGCCTCATGTCGCCAGTAAAAATACTATTATATAAAGGTACATATCGTGAAGGACCAGTGGCATACATCGTATCAGTTTCACCATATGGATTACCATCAGAATCATAACCATCTGTAACAATTACTAATTGACCTTTAGTACTTGGAAATCTTTCTGTTCCTCCAGAAGAAGCAAACATATCTGTTGTTGGTACCTTTGCTGTGGCGAATCCAGAAAGTCTTTGAATTTGTTGATAACCTACACCTGGAGGATATGAATCTAAACGCTGATCTCCAGGAGGAAATTTGGCATTTATATTCGATTTAATTTCTTCAATTGTAATTCTATTTGAAAAATAGTTATCCATGTAGACTCTTAATATTTGATGAAAATTGGTAGCTTTATGTGTGGCATATCAACTTCTTCTTGATATTTTTCACTCGTTGAACCTTGTGAACTTGTGTGATGAAAAGAAGCATCCGGTTCTTCGAACCAAATTTCATGATGATGATATTGGTCTTGAGATTTGATAGGATCTGTTGGTCCGCCACCTAATAAAAAATATCGTGGTTCAATTAAATTTCTCGACATGATGGGATGATGTTGATTTCGATGTTGAGACCGAATACAATATTCACTTGCATAATAAGGCGCACCATCTTCATAAGCAGAAGTTGGATTTTTAATATTTTCAGCCCTTGAATAATTTCTTGCGACATCCCAACCTGAATATCCATAATCTCCACTATTGGAGCCAAAATTTCCTAGTAACGCATAAAAATCTTTAGTTTCATTTCTTGTAAAATAAGGATTGTGGAAATTTCGCCAAGTATTCCATTCTGTCCAGCTAGGATCTACACGGTCGTAATGGCCAGCTGAACCACCAGAAGGTGTCCACCAAGCGGTATAACTCCAGGCATTATTAATCGTGTGATTTTGCCAACCGGTCCAACCAGACCATGTACTCTGCATAGTTTGAGACATAGACCATGGCAGATCATATATTGAAGGAACTCTTAGATGCCAATTGTCACCTACGTGTCTGTAGTGTTTACCAATACCTCTACGAACAGCCTTTAGCTTGTTATAGTCTGCGTTCTTCGTTGCGCTTCCACCAGGCATTATTAATTCAGCAGAATGATTGGGACTAGTTGATGTTCGGTCATTATACAACCAAGGAGTATAATCATGTGAATGCTCACCGGCAGAGTTGAATGCCAAAAAGTGACTATGTTTTTTAATTGTATCTTCTTGTCGAGTACGAATACCATATTTTTGAGGATTGCCCGATACTGCTGTATCACGATTATCCCAAGAACCTATAGACCTTAGATAATATCCTCTCAGGTCAGGTATCTGAAATTCATCACTTGGTTTCTTTGTCAAAATCAAAATTTCCCATCGTGTATCGAGAACATTTCCTACTGTTGTTGTAAATAAATTTCCTCCAGATTTTGTATAGTGAACGCCCTCAACAAGCCTTTCTGCTGTCTCCCATGTATCTGCTTGAACTTCTGTTGGACTTCTACGATACGCAATCAAATTTTCCGGTTCATTCTCATCATAATTTACATCAAAATTTGTAAACAAACTATTCCCTTCAATGACTTTGATTTCATTGAAAGGATGGTCAATACTTAAATCAAAACCATCTTTAATCACATCTTGAATTTCTAACATATTATTCCAAGATTGCCCAATCGATTTATACAAGGCGGCATATTCACTTTTTTGCAAAGTTCTACCATCACAAAAATGCCAACCATCCTTTTCTCGAATTCCTCCATTTACACGGTCATCTAACCATTGTAAACGTATCTTTGTTGGATGAGTGATTGTTTCACCTGTAACATTGTTTGCTACATGTGCCTTGATTTGATTTATAAATTCTGCTGTATCGATTGTTACATTGTTGGCTGCATAATTTATAGTAAATGCTTCTTTCAAAGGATCAATTTCAAATTCATCATTTGGATCTGTTGAGTTAGCCGTGAGAAAAACACGAACATTATCATCTTGTACAAAAGGTCCATATAATGTAGTGTTGGCTGTAAATGAATTTTCACCATCAGTAGTTGCTACAAAAGTTTGTGTAAAACAAATTTTTTCTGTGAGCATATAAGTCAAAGTACCAGCTGGAGGTGTAGGTAATCCTCCTGGAGTAACAGCGTCATGAATACGGAAATCACCAGATATTTCGTTGTCATCATCAACAGAAATATTCATCGTACCAGCAATCGCTACTTGTTTTTGATTGTCTTTGATTGTTGCAAACTTAAAAGCACCAGAACTAATTGTTTGAAGTGGCATTCTTTCTCCTAATATTTTATACAGAACATGACAGAATAATTCTTTGGTCTTGTTTCTCTCGCATTATCCAGATGACCTCGATCTGACCTGTTTACATTTGTGGTATTTAATTGGTCAGCAAAATTTCTACCATATCCGGCAAAACCATAATGAATGTGCGCTCCAGATGATTGAGTTGTAGCTGTGTTAAATGCAAGAGGAACTGTTTTACTGTATATTCCAAAGTTTACAAAATAACCAGATGTACTATTATCTTCGTAAGAACCAAGTTTTCTTCCGTAACCATTATCACCTACTTTAGTATTGATTGTACCATCATCCTTCACATAATATCGTGAACGAGGTGCGCCATAATATCGGTGATTATGGTCACCATCATAAGTAGTATTGGTTGACACAGGTTTATGTCGATGTCTTTGAAATAAATCCATCTGAATATCTAATGGACCAAATTGTCGTTCAACTAATTCACGATTATTCCCACTATAGATACGAGTATCCCAAAGTCCTAATTTTGTTACATGTAATCGATAATAATCAGGCCCATCAATATTCGCACCAATTCCTCTTTCATTTAGATTACGAATAAACAAACCTGAAATATAATGTTCTTCTGGATTTGAATTATGTATTCTTCGGTCACTTATGCTCGGGTATGGATAATCTGAAGACTTACTCATATGATAAATGTATTCAGTGCTACTCCCATCTGCTACATTCGCTGCATTTTCAAAATCAGGAACACGGAAATAATCATTGTGACGATTTCCTGTCGTTGGATGAATACCCTTTCCCCAAGTGTAACGTATCTTATCAAACAGTTCAGGATATAAATGTCTTGAAACTTGCTGTCCATTACATGTAAGATAACCATCTGGTTGTTCACTCCCCGCAAAGAAAATAATTGAACCGACTGGGTACAAAGGAAATGTTCCATTCATATTTCCATATAATGCCTTGTCACCTTTTGTAAAACGAACATCACCATCTACGATACCTTGCTCTGTGATCAAAATAATTTCACCAGACTTAAAAGTCATGTAACTATTTGATTCGTCTTTATCTTTTTTCAAAGTCAAAAGAGTTGTTGGCTTTTGAGTCGATTGTAATCTGGCCATTTTTCTCCAAAATTTATGAACTATATACTTTATGAGTTTAAACTATTTATGAATCTATTTATACTATAGGAGATATTGCTATGATTCTTATTGAGTCTGAAGAATACTTATTTAATTTCTCAAATGCTCACTATATTACATTTGAAAATGATGAGGTTCATGTTTATTATCGAAAAGACAATATTATGAAAATTCAAGGTTATGATACCGTTGATACATCAAATTTTGCTGAGTATTTTTTCAAATATGAAAAAAATGATAAGAAAATGTTCTTCAACAAATATTCATTTCTGTATCTAAAAAAGCTTGAAGATGATTTTGTTCAATTCAATTTCTTTGATAATTTTTCAATTGAAGTCAATGTTGATTACGAATCTCTGGTTTCTCAAGCCTAAGGTTTCAAACTAAATTGATGACTAGTCACTAATGATGAGAAATTTTTGATTTGATTTATAAAAGGAATTCCTTTATAAAAAACATCTACAATTATTTCTTTATCATAAATAATATCTTTTTTGAATGATAAAAAATTGGTTGGTGGATTTTCTTTAAATAAATCAAAATCAACATTTTCAATCTTTGATTTAAAGCATAGTTGTTTTTCATAACTTTCCATACTTATAAAATGAAATTCACCAACATTTGGTTCATCTAGTTCTATGCTAGTTTCAGCAAATTGGTCAGCACGAATTTGAGTTGCTTCGTGCTGACCAATTTCTGATTGATTATCTGAAATTGTTACTTTAATGCGTAAAGTAGAAGAATTTTCGCCAATAAATCCTACTGAGGAATAAACGTCATTAACATCAGTCCAATCATCAATAATAAAATCATATTTTTCATCAATTTCATATTCTTCATCAATTTCATAATCATTTTTTCTTAAACAATAATCTGTGAGAGAAGGGGAATCACCGTAACCTTGTTCTCTTTCTTTCCAAAATTCATACTGTTCCTCAGTGATTTCTCCAACAACAATTTCTTTTGGTGTTCCATATATTTCAATCATCACATCCATAGTACCTATTTCTTTATAAACTTAGACCATTTATCAATTCGTTGAAGCGTGACTTCATGTACAATTTTAGCTAACTTGCCATAGTTATTACTTTTTAATGCTTCTTCTGCTTGAGTCGCAGAAACTTCTCCTCGTTTACCACCATCATATACATCAACAACCGCATCACTGTTCACTGATTTGAGTTGTTTCTCATAATCTAATTCACGGTCTGGTCCACATATATAGGCTAAAATTGGATTGCGAGTCTTTTTTTCAAGAGAAATAATGCTACCTGATTTTGAAATCACAAATTCAATTGGCTTTCCTTTGAAAATTTCTTTTAGAATTTCTTTACTTGCGTTTGCTAGTTCAGGATCTCTTGAACCCGCAACAATCATTACAGTTACACCTTTATAGCCTTTATCAAAAGCAGATTCAATCATCTTGACATGTTCTTTTGTAACAATACGAAACTTACCCACAACGCCAGCCCAACCATCTTTTAACTTTTCAAACTTCATCTTCGTTGTCAGATGTAAATCTTCACGAACTTGATGAATATTTTTCTTTGAATGAATCTTAGCAGGAAGTTTTTTCCGATGAACAGTGTCTGAAATTTCTTTCATCACCTCACCGAAGGGTTGTGATAGGTCAATGTCGTTAAGAATTTCAGCAGCAATTTCTCGAAGTTTTGTATAGTAATTATTTTCTTCTTCACCATCCATTTTATAATTAGACTTAACGTTTGCACGAACATCTTTATCATGCTGGTCGTCTTGTAGGAATTTGAATGTCTTTTTTGTCAAATGATCTTTGATTACAACACCTTCTGTCTTACCGCCATATACACTTTTGACTTCGAGAAATATTTCTTTGATCAGAGTGTAAAGTTCTTCCCAGTTGCGGTCTTTGTATAATTTTTGTAGAAACTTCTTATTCTTTGAAATTGCTGATTTCAAAGATTTATTTTTAGCACCTGAATGTAAATCATTATAGGAATCAATTGTTCCTTCAAAAACAACAGCACCGCTTTCGATACGAAGCATCTCAGCATAATGAGCATTTTCTTTATTCTCTAAGGAAGTCTCTTTGGTGTAGATACGAAAATCAGATTGCTTATCAACCTCCATATTATGAGCATAGCCAATCAACACCATTGAATGATTTGTCTCATATTCTCGAGTGAGAGTTGGTTTTTTCATCATGAATTCAATAAAAAATTCAGTGTTCTTCGGTATGCTTTTTGTGTAACGATGATGTTTTCTTAAATGATCAAACACTAAACGATACTGAGTGATGCCAATTCCTTGTTCTTTTGACTTCTTTGAAGAAACAGATTTGAATTCATCAGGATGCATAATATTGTTCTTGTAAGAAACCACCCAATTCTTTGAAAAATCTTGTGGATCAAAATCTTCATCATTACGAAAAAGATTTAACTTGACACCATCAAACTTTTCTTCAATCGTATATTCTCTGGGATTGAGAGTATTTCCTGTTTTATCTAAGACAAAAAAGAACTCAACTTTCTTTTTAAAAACCTTGTCAGCATTTGTAATACTTTTGTCAAGTCTACCTGAAGCAGCCTCTGTTATGTAATTTTTTCTGACTACGAAAGTGCGAAAAGTCATCATGAATCTACCTTTACTTCTTTATAGTTTTGATAATACTTTTCAATCATTGGTCCAGCTTTATCAAGAATTGGTTTGAGATAATCAAATTCTGATACCATTTTATTGAGAATGACCATTTTTGTTTGACGGTCACCATCTGGATTATTTACTTCTGTTCCTTGACAATGCTTACAGAACATACTCTTTGTAATAATGTTTTCAAAGATATCGATAACTACTTGTTTTTTTATTTTCTTTTCTTTGAGCAATGAAAGAATACCTACAAAACTTCGAAACTTAATCAGATCCGTATCTGATGGTTTCTTTGAAAACATCATATAAAAAATTTCTTTTAGATTTGTTGTGTATTTACTTTTCGCTGTCGAAAGTTTCTTATAAGCCTTTTTACCATTAATCTCTAATTGTGTTTCACCTTTCATCACTGGCTCGTATTTAAAACGAGCGCCACTATCAACAGAGAATGCTAAGTTCGTGGGAAACTTTTCTGTTTCTGCTCCCGAAACTTTAGGGTTTTCAGCAGTTGAGGAAGGTGTCAGCACAACTACATTATGCATTGCGGATAAGGCTCTTGCCATGTTCATCAGTAAAAGTTTATGACCCAGACCTTTCAGACCTGCTTTCATATCTTCCCAGTTTGAACTATGTGAAAACTTACCAAAGGCGTCTGGTTTATCTTTCTCGTAGTTCACTCCTTCAAAATCAATTTGAAGATTGAGTTTTGGATTTTGTAATTGAAAGATTGAATTGATTTGATGACCTTGCTGTTTCTTTTTATTCTGTCCCTTGTAGATAAAAGTTCCACCAGCAAGCTTTTTATTTTCGAGAGTGGCGAGTAAGTCAAACAGAGGTCCTAAATTACCATGAGGAATTGTCAGATCCATATCACCGACAGTCTTCTTGTATTTCTTGAAGTCCGCATCAGAGATGGTCTTGTCAAAAAATTGCTCACTGGAGCCGTTAAAAGCTTCACCAGACGCAACAATTGACCAAGACGGCCATAAGGGTCTACCGTGCATTTTACCGAATTTAACGTTGAGTTCCTGAAGCATGGTCAGCAACTGCTTCTGAATCTGTTTGCGATTTACAGAAGCCATGTTCATGCGTTCAGCACGACCAAGAACTTGTCCTGTTTCACGATTAATAAAGGGTGAATTTCCACCTTCAGTTAAAAGTTGTTCTTCAATAACGAATTGTTTAAATGCTTTCATGTTACGACTTTTTGTGTTGATCTGCTGTGACGACCACGACGCCATCCATCTGATAGTTGTTCTGCTTTCAATGCTTTCTTACTCTCTTCTCCGTTTGTTATCCAAATCCACTTGTCTTTCTCATAACCACCAAGACCAAGTTCAGCGCCTCGTTTTGCGTTTTCTCTCAAGGTTGCGATAATTTTGTCTTTGTTCTTCTCATAGTTAGCCTTAGCTCCTATCTTGCCCCACTTTGACTTCAACTCTTTGTCTTCAGTGTGAACACCTTTCTTCAACTCAACAGCCCTTTGCCCACCTAAGATGCTTACTCGTCGATGAAACTCTTCTTTATCTATCAGTTTTTCAAATCCGAGCCAAGCAAGCCAGTCTTCTTCATTGTGATGTTCGAGCCATAAGAGAAAGTGTGCTGTGGCATGTTCTTTGTAGGTCAGTTCAATCATGTTCTCAGGATCATCTGAACCTCCCATGTAAGAAGGCACGATATGATGCCAAACAGTAATCATACAACATCTTTGTTTTGGTAACTTACACGCCGGTTTTCCCATAATAACCTCATTTTGTTCTATTTTCTATTTATTCTTCTTAGGGATGAAGTCTTGCTTTTCCACCAGAGGTCCTTGGCTTCGAAGGTGTTCTTGAAGATTTTGTCTTAGGTTTTGAAGAAGGAGGCTTTTTAGGCGTGGAAGTCTTAGGCTTTGAAGAAGAGGGCTTTTTACCCGATGTTTTCTTTTTTCCGCCATGTAGGTCGGCGTCAGCAGTATAGTAAGTTTTACCCTTTGCAATGTAAGAATTACATCTCGCTAATCCCCATTGCGATGCGGTCGTTCCAGGACGATGTGAACCTCGCCATGCTGCAACACCCCTGTTATACACGGCCCGCAAAATTGACATTGAGATACCACTCTTTTCAGATTTGTTCTTCAATGCGGTCGTGATGTTATCTTTTGCTTCAGACAGTGTTTCTTCTAGATATTCACCATATAATTCTTCTACATCAATTTCAAAAACATTTTCATAATATTCATTTAAAACTCTTTCCTGAATAGGAGATAAAACGGATTCTTCTGCACGCTCAGGCTTTAACTTTGTGTCTCCTGACAAAGATGCACGTGTTCGATCTTTCATTTGAGAGTTCATATCATTCCCCTGAACATCTCTTTTAGCTAACAATTCTTTTAGTTTTCTTAATGCACTTGAACGGAGTGTATTTATATCTGTGTTTGGTAAGTCACGATATTTCGTTACATGTTTTTCAATTTCACTATAAAGTCTTGATTTCTCAACATCATATTTTTTTGAAAGTTCTGAAATTTCTTTGTCAAATCGTGAATCAATTTCTTCATTGACCTTATTGACCTTTTTCTTTTCTTTTGAAGGATCACCATATTTTTTATGATATGCTTTTGTATATTTGGAAGGCTTTGTCTTGGCGTTTTTATCACCAGGTGCTGGTCCGTAAGCCGTTGGATCACTATGATGTTTTTTTCTCTGCTTTCTCCAGTAATTCTCTCTTTTTTGTGCGGTGCCCTTGGGCAAACCATGAAAATCTTTTTCAAGTGTTGATTTGTCTTTACCGCTTTCAGTTTTTGAACTAATATCTTTACGTTGTTTCAGTTTAGGAAATTCTTTTTCCTCGAGAGTTTCTTCGTGTAATTCTTTAAAAGATTTCATTGAATGTCTTGTATTGAAATAATTAGATTATTCTCGGCATTTGAATTTGTGCAAAACACACGATGCCAAACTTCTTTTTGTATATACATGTTTTTATTCTTCTCTATTTTTTCGGGCAACTGATGTTCCATTTGTAGAAACCATTTATCGCCCGAAACTAAAGAGATGATACGGTCAAATTCATCTTGATGCCAGATAAAATGGCTTGGATCATTTTCAATTGTTCGAATGTTTCCATTCTGAACAAAGTGTTCATTTACCAATAGCCTCCTGGATTGTTCACACTCATACCAAGTTTTGCAGCGAAACGGGGCAACCTGCACGACCAGTACGATGCCTTTGTCTTATCTTTTTTGTTCGCACAGTCATGACGGCTTGCAAAGTTTTTTCTTTTCTGAGGATCATTGAACTTAACTTTCAAACTTCCACCACCACCTTCCGCACCAAAAGAAACCTTGATCACTTTTCCTGTTTGCGGATTGCGAGTGTAGACATAGAACTTCTTGTCACCACCTCGCTTTGGTTTGTTCAGTTCAACTTTCTTACCCTGATACTCTGACTTTGATTCGCAAAGAATAGGTAAATCAAGAGGCACCCAGGCACCTTCAAAATAGTCAAACTCGCCTAAATCAGTTTCTTCAAAAAGTTCCCGATCATCTTCATGTGTCAACTTTCTTTCTTTTGCTTCAGCAAAAAACTCATAGAACTTCTTACTGTAAGGTTGAAAAAGATTAAAACAGTAAGGTAAGTTCTCTTCGTGATGATATTCAAATGCTTCTTCTAAAGTCATCTTTCAATGTTCAGTTAGTAGTTTTGAAAAACAGCGGATCAAGGTTTGTAATTGAAATTGAATGCTTGCCGCTGTAGACATGAGACTCTGTATTAAACAAGGTATTAAAAATACCTTTACTAATCTTACCATGAATCTCATTGTTTTTTGTTTTCCTTATATTTAGTTCAATTGAATGTTTGTCTCGAATGTTTTTCTCAGCAATTACAAGTAGATTACTTCTGTCTGCAACATCATATCTTTGATTCAAAGTGATGAGTGATGAAAGTTCACTGTAGAGTAGGTCATTTTTTTGTTGTTCTTTTAACGACAAACGAAACTTGGCTTTATTTGAATTATTTTTGCGAATGATTTGAATGATGTCATCTTCAGCCACATTACTTTTCTTCAGTGCTATCCATTCTTTCGCAATCTTGATTTCACGATTTTCATTTGCTGTCTTACCTTTCTTTCTTAACAAAACATTCAAACGTTTCTTCACATCAATCTGTTTATCTCGATAACCTTCAAGTATTTCAAGACGTTCTGCTTTGCGAATTGCACGAACAGTTCTGGATTTCTCTTTGGATGAATCAATGTCTGATTGATCAATATTCGATGTATCATAGTTGATATAATACACATCAAAGTCATACTTCTCGAGTTCTTCACCTAGAATATATGAGTTGTGACTTTGATTAATCACATCTAACTCGTAGAAATAATTCGCAATTCTTGTGTAGTCAATCTTGATTTGACCACTGACATTGCGAAAGCCGTTTTGTCGCCATGTTCGATCATACATGGAAGAACCACGAAGCAAGTGATTGATATGTTTATGCTTCAGATGATCTGGTGTATCAGACACAAGACTGTTATAGTTTGTCTCCAGCCGACCTGATGTTTCAATGAAATCAATCCACTCTTCAAAGATATCCTTCTTCACATGAAGTGTCTCATCCTTCTTGTACCAGACGAAAGTTTTATGAGTAGAGTTCCTTGCCCGACTTGCGAATTGACGAATGGTAGCAGCACTCTTGCTCTTATCAATGTAATGAATCTGAGTGATGTTATTATTCAGCAGATTGATTCCTTCTGTCAACATTGATGTGGTGATGAGAACCTTTGTTTGCTTTGAAAGCATTTCGTTCTCCAGAAGCTCAATTGTCTCTTGCTCATTTTTACAATCACTATCCACAAGCGTTGTCGATATACCCGCATCTTCCAGAAGATCAGCCAAGGCGGTGTTTTCACTTTTGTTATTACGATAGATGAGAACTTTTTCATTGGCTGAAACATTTTTCTGAATATAGTCATAGAGTGATTCATTGAGCGTGATTTTCTGATTGTTGAGGTGAATACAGGTAACATCATCCCGAACAGGGAGATTCTTTTGAATACGAAAGTGCTGGTCTATCACCAGATAGTTACTGAGATACTTCGAGTCATATGTGCTTGAGTAGCAAAAGACCTGCTGGTAAGCCCTCTGGCGTATGGAGGACGCAATATAATACATGACTCGATCTCGATAGTCAGCAGCAACATAGAGATTGTGACATTCATCCAGATGAAGTTCATATTCATTCAGACTGACGTCATGATTAATTAAGGTGACAAGCTTGTCATAGGTACAAATAATTCTCTGAGTTTTCTCAGTTGAGTAT